AACTTTAGGTGGCGCTGGTAATTTTACATTAGCCAATACAACGGTAGGTAATCTGCCTCAAACGATCACTTTCACTTCAACAGGAAATATCGCTAGTGTTTCGATGACTATCACTGGAACTGATCTTAATGGAGATGCGCAAACTGAGTCTCTTAACGGACCTAACAATAACACTGTGACTTCTACAAATAAGTTCTTAACTGTAACTCAAGTTGCAGCGGATGGAGCTGTAAGCACAAATACCTCTATTGGTATTACAGGGACTGCTAAAGAAGGTATACTCACACCAGGGAGAACTAGAATTAGAGGTCTACATGGAGTCAGTTCTGGAACTGCAGGATCAATGACTTTTAGAAATAGTTCTACTACAGGAAGCATTTTGTTAGAGTTAGATACACCTAACCAAGATGATTTTATTGACCCATACATACCAGATGATGGTGTTGTATTTAGTAGCGGGGCTTATTTAAATGTAGGAAATGGTGTAACAAGCGTTACCGTATTTTTTGACGGCTAGGAGGTTAAATGGCTAACACTACCTCGGGAACAACTACGTTCGACAAAAATTTTGCTATTGATGAAATAGTAGAAGAGTCTTTTGAGCGTATTGGTTTACAGAACGTAGCTGGTTATCAATTAAAAAACGCTAGAAGATCTTTAAATATTTTACTTCAAGAATGGGGAAACAGAGGTATTCACTATTGGGAAATAGATGAGACTAATCTTGATTTAGTTCAAGGGCAATCTGATTATGATTTTTTTAGATCATCTGATGATGGCACGAGTGCAACCACAACTCCAACTAATGGTATTTATGGTATGTCCGATGTTCTTGAAGCACAACTAAGACAGAATAGAACTCAAACAACACAATCTGATTCTCCTATGACAAAAGTAGATAGATCTACTTATGCAGGATTTTCTAATAAATTATCTCAAGGAACACCTAATCAATATTGGGTAGAGAGATTTATAGACAGAGTTAGAATACATATATATCCAACACCAGACTCAACAAATGCATCAAACGACATGCATTTTTATTTTATAAAAAGGATTCAAGATGCAGGAGATTATACTAACGCAACAGATGTGCCTTTTAGATTTGTGCCTTGTATGGTGTCTGGACTATCATATTATTTAGCACAAAAATATAAACCAGAATTAATTCAAGCTATGAAATTAGTTTATGAAGATGAATTAGCTCGAGCACTAGCGGAGGACGGATCAGCTTCTAGCACTTACATTACGCCTAAAGCTTATTATCCGAATACATAATGGCTAAATACGCAACTGGAAAATACGCAAAAGCAATATCAGATAGATCAGGTATGGAGTTTCCATACATAGAAATGGTTAGAGAATGGAATGGATCTTTAGTTCATGTTTCAGAGTTTGAACCAAAACAACCACAATTAGAACCAAAACCTATGAATGGTGATGCAATATCTTTGCGTAATGTAAGACCAAGCAGAACTGCTCCTTCGGTTATAAGATTAATTCCAAAAGATGGTTTTGAAACATACGAGGCAGGATCTAGAATTATAAACGTATCTTTTCCAGGACATGGTTTAACAAATGGAAGCACACAAAGATTTAGAGGTCCAGCCACTACATCACCTGGAACAGGCACTCCTACTAACGCAGTTTTTGCTTTTGCAAATCCAGGTAGTTTTGATGGTATAACTGGAGCTAACATAGCCAAGGCTGCTGGTTATACAATTACAACAGGTCTTTACGTAAACGATGCTAGAAATACAAGCGATTATTCTGTTGCTAATTTTTTCCATTTTACAGTTGATACAGATACTGCTACAAAAGGAGGAGTAAAAGGAGGAGGTGATGGCTGCTCAGTTGGCCCAATCACTATAGAACCATAATGGCAGGATTAAGTGCATCAGGATTAAAAACACAAATTAGAAGCTACACAGAAGTTGATTCTAATGTTTTAACAGATGCTGTTTTAGAGAATATTATTTTAAACGCACAGTATAGAATTTTTAGAGATGTGCCTATTGATGCAGATAGAAAACAACAAACAGGAAGTTTAGTTGCTGGACAAGAAACAATTAATTGTCCTGCTGGAGCTGTATTTATTAGAGGCATACAGGTTTATAATACTGCAGGGTCAGAGATAACAGGACCTAACAGGTGGTTAGAGAAAAAAGATTATACTTACCTTCAAGAATATCAAGATGTTACTGGAACTGCTGCAGCGCAAGGACAACCTAAGTATTACGCTATGTTTGGAGGAGCAACAGGAGAGTCTGACACCACATCAGGACGTATAGCTTTTTCTCCAGTTCCAAACACAACATACAAATTTAGAGTTCATTATAACGTAGCCCCAGCTCTTTTAGAGGGTGACAACACTAACTATATCAGTTTAAATTTTCCAAATGGCTTATTATATTGCTGCCTAGCAGAAACTTATGGCTTTTTGAAAGGTCCAGCAGATATGTTGACTTTATACGAGCAAAAGTATAGAACGGAAGTACAGAAGTTTGCTAACGAGCAAGTTGGAAGACGAAGAAGAGATGACTATACAGACGGCACAGTCAGAATACCAATAACCTCAGCAAACCCATAGGAGATAAAATATGGCAATTACATCGGCAATATGCACAAGTTTTAAAGTGGAACTTTTAAAAGGAGTTCACAATTTTACAGCAACAACAGGTAACACTTTTAAAATTGCCTTATATACTAGCTCTGCAACTTTAGGGGCTGGCACAACTGCTTTCACATCATCAAACGAAATTACAAACACATCTGGAACAGCATATACATCTGGTGGCGCAACGTTAACCAGTGTAACTCCAACGACATCCGGTACAACAGCAGTTTGTGATTTTGGTGAGATTACTTATACTAACGCTACATTTACTGCTAACGGCGCATTAATATACAATGATACAGCAACAGGCGATCCTGCGTGTGCTGTCATAGCTTTTGGTGGAGATAAAACTGTAACTAGCGGAACTTTCACAATACAATTTCCTACAGCAGACGCTACAAACGCAATCATAAGATTGGCGTAAGGAGGACGCAATGTCCGATGTTCTTACAGGATGGGGTCGATTCACCTGGGGCCAAGCTAATTGGAATGAAAATACTAAAATAACAACAGGTTGGGGAGCAGATCCTTACAATGATGCTGCATCAACTTGGGGTGATGTCGGGGATGAGATAGTTGTATTAACAGCACCTGACGCAATAATTTCAAACGTAAGTGTAGGATCCTCATACGGAGATTCAAGTTGGGGACAAGAACAAGGTTGGGGACAATTTGTTTTAAATCCTGCGGACGTTATGGGTCTAACAGGAGTATCTTCTACTGCCAGTGTTGGATCAGTAACAAATATAATAAGTGCTACTTTTGAATTATCTGGTCAATCCTTTACATCTGCAGTTGGTTCATTAGACCCTGCAGATCAAGTTATGGGATTAACAGGTCAGGTCTCTACTTCAGCTGTGGGGTCAATATCTCCGGCTGATGTAATGGGATTAACAGGTGTTTCATTTACATCTAATGTTGGTTCTGTATCAATAAGTTCTAATCCAGTTGTGGCTGTAACAGGAGTTTCTGCTACAGTTAGTGTGGGATCAATATCGCCTGCTGATGTAATGGGTTTAACAGGGGTGTCATTTACATCTGCTGTGGGCACTTTAGCACCTGCAGATCAAGTTATGGGGCTTACAGGCCAACAAATAACGTCCTCTGTATCTACATTAAGTATTGAAGCATACGCAGATATTGACACGGGCTCAAATACTTCTTATAGTAATATTTCAACAGGTTCGAATACATCATATTCGGATGTTGCAACTGGATCAAATACAAGTTATAGTGACGCTGCATAGGAGATAAAATATGGCATCAACATTTACGCCTTTAGGTGTAGAACTTCAAGCAACCGGTGAAAACGCCGGAACGTGGGGTACGAAGACTAATACAAATTTAAGTTTAATTTCACAATTATTTAGTGGATATAATGCACAAGACATAGCTGGTGGAGCAGGTACAACAGCTTTAACAGTTGTTGATGGAAACACAACTGGAACAGCTCAACACAGAATGATTGAATTTACTGGAACGATTTCTGGTAATAGAATTGTTACTATTCCTCTTGACGTAGAAACATTTTACATTTTAAAAAATACAACATCAGGTTCTCACACAGTTCAATTTAAATATGCTACAGGTTCAGGTGATTCTGTAACGTTTGCAGCTTCAGATAAAGGAACTAAAATAGTTTTTGCATCTGCTAATGATGGAACAAACCCTGATATAATAGAAGTACCTCTAGGTATCTCTAACGTAGTAGAAGATACTACACCTCAATTAGGTGGTGATCTTGACATGAACGGTCAAGATATTGTGACCACTTCAAACGCTAATATTGATTTAAACCCTAACGGAAGTGGTGTTGTAAACCTAGTAGGAAACTCTACTAGAGCTGCTACACTAAGATTTAACGAAGATACTGATGACGGATCTAATTATATAGAATTAAAAGCAGGAGCAATAGGCTCTAATTTGAGCTTTACTTTACCTACTGCAGATGCTACATCATCAGGACAAGCGCTAGTATCCAATGGATCAGGAACTTTGAGCTTTGCTGATGCTGGTATTTCAACAGGAAAAGCTATTGCAATGGCGATCGTTTTTGGATAAAAAGGAGTAAATTATGGCTAACCCGAATATAGTATCAGTAACGTCAATTAAAGGTGAATCGGTAGGATTTGCTCTAACAGCTACTACGACTACAACTTTAATGACAGTTTCAGCTGACAAATTAGTAAAAATAAACAGAATTACATGTGCGAACGTAGACGGATCTAGTTCAGCAGATTTAACATTATCAATTACAAAATCAAACTTTACACCAGATGGTGTCGCAAACTTCGATACTTCTGGAACTTTTCATTTAGCAAAAACGGTATCGGTTCCAGCTGACGCAACGTTAGTTGTATTAGATACACCAATATACATGATGGAGTCGGATGTTCTAAAAGGCGGAGCGAACGCATCTGGAGACTTAGAACTATTCATATCGTATGAATCGATAGACGACGCGTAGGAGGTACTATAAGCTATGGCAAATGGCGGAATTATAGGACCAGTCATCACAACTGAAAAAAAGGTAAAACCAAAGACAACGATTTTAGCATCGTCTGGAACTTTTACTAAAGATTCAAATTTATCAAAAAACAAAACAGTGGTAATCGCTGGTGGTGGTGGCGGTGGAACTGCGCCTTCTGCAGGTGCAGGAGGAGGTGGTTCTGGTGGTCTTACAATATTTAGTTGTCAACCATTCCCTTCATGTGCAGTGACTGTAACAGTTGGTGCTGGTGGAGCAGGCGGTAGTTGTGCTCAATCTGGTGGTAGCCAAGGATCTAATTCTGTTTTTGCATCAGCATCAAATCCAAGAACTATGACAGGTGGTGGTTTAGGTGGCGGACAAGTTCCAGGTCACCCTGCTACAGGCGGTCCAGGTGGATCTGGAGGCGGTGGTGGATACGCAAGTAGTCCATGTTCAGCCGCTGGATCAGGAGTTTGCGGACAAGGAAACCCTGGTGGAAAAGGTAGAAGACCTGGAGTAGGATGTGGCGGTGGTGGCGGCGGTGGTTCTGCTGCTGCTGGAGGATGTTCAGCTAGCCCTAACGCAGGAGGAGTAGGTGGAACTGGAACATCATTAACTTCAACAATACCAGATATTACAAATTATGGGGGAGCATCAACTCCTTTATTTCCTGCAGGCACTCACCCAGGAACTTTTGGTGCAGGTGGTGGCGGTGGTTATTATACCTGCGGAGGATGTAACAAAGCACCTAACACTATTGGTGGAAAAGGTGGCGGTGATAATACGACTGCTGAAGCAGGAACATTTGGTGGCGGTGGCGGTGGTAAAGGAAACGTAACAGGACCAGTATCAGATGGTGGAGGAGCAAACGGTGGAGATGGTTTAGTAGCGATTCATGAATTTTCAACAACAGGCCCAGGAGCAACTGGTATCTTTTCAATGGAAGAAGTTTACGATGCAAGATTAAATGATAAATGGCCAGGAGCTGCACCTTTTGGAACTATAAATATTTTAGCAATAGGTGGCGGTGGTAGCGGTATGAGAAGTTATGCCGGTGGTGGTGGAGCTGGTGGATATAGATTTAATACAGGATTAGAATTAAGTAGCGGTATTGATTACACTGTTACTGTTGGATCAGGTGGAGCAGGTGCTAACGTTGCTGAAAATGGTGAGGGCACTGGAAGTGATACAAGTTTTTCAGGACCAGACATTCAACCATTTACAGCATTTGGTGGTGGCCAAGGACAATTAAACGCTACGATTGGTGTATCTAATAGGCAGGGCTATCCTGGAGGTTCAGGTGGTGGAGGAGGTATTGGAGCTTTAGTTGGAGGATGTAGACCATCCACAGGTGGAGCAGGTAATTCTCCAACGACTTATCTTTCACAAGGCAATCCAGGCGGTAACGGATCAGCAAATGATCAAACTGGTGGCGGTGGCGGCGGTGGAGCCGGTGCAGCAGGAAGTCCAGTGCAACCAGCACCTTCTTCAGGAGTTTGTGGAAAAGGTGGTAATGGTGGAGCTGGAGCTAGCGTTTGGCCAGGAGACTGCACTACAAGAGCAGGTGGTGGCGGTGGAGGATCTGGTAACGGCGCATCTGCACCTTTTACAACAGGTGGAGCAGGTGGTGGAGGAAATGGTGGCGGTGGCCCAAACACAGACGGACAAGCTGGAACAGCCAATACTGGTGGTGGTGCTGGCGGTTCGCATTGTGGATCACCCGGATTTAACGGTGGCTCAGGTGTAGTAATTATTCAATATCCAGGACCACAAAGAGCTGCAGGTGGAACAGTTTCATGTGTTTCTTGTAAAACACAACACGTATTTAGCGGTTCAGGAGCTTTTTCAACAAGAGGTACAACAGGTTTAGCAACAGAATTTTTATTAGTAGCTGGTGGTGGCGGCGGTGGTAGCTGTAACAACGGTGGTGGAGGTGGAGCTGGAGGATTATTAGAATCAAAATGTAATCCTGCAGTATCAACTTTAACTTTATTCGCAGGCACATCATACGCAGTAACAGTCGGTGCTGGTGGTAGTGGATCACCAAGCTCAACGTACGCGAGTGGAAAAGGAACTAATTCTACAATCGCTGGTGCTGTTGCAGAGGGTGGAGGTGCTGGAGGACAACAATGTAGTTCTAATACTGGTGGCGATGGAGGATCAGGTGGTGGAGCAAAAGGAGAAGGTCTAGCATTTGGTGGTAGAGCAAATAGTGGTGGAAAAGGATTCCCTGGTGGTCAATCAATAGCCGCTCCTAATTTTGGATCAGGTGGTGGCGGTGGAGCAGGAGCTAGAGGAGCTGATGCATGTGGTAACACAGGTGGAGCAGGTGGAGTAGGAGTAGCAGTAGCAATATTTGGAAGTGCACCACAAGCACCTTCTTATGGAACTCCAGGACCTTCACCAGGAAGATTTTTCGCTGGTGGTGGCGGTGGTGGTACAGAGTCAGGACCAGGAGGAGCAGGTGGATCTGGTGGCGGTGGAGCTGCAGGATCGCCTGGAGCCGGAACTGCTGGAACAACTAACACTGGAGGTGGCGGTGGTGGAGCTGGAAGAGGACCTTCTGGCGGTGGTGATTTTGATGGTGGAAATGGTGGACCAGGAATAGTAGTATTAAGGGTACCAACATCTGGTAAACCAGGTAGTTTTGCTGTAGCACCAGGCACAAATACAACATTTACTGATGGTAGTTGCACAGTGGCAGTATTTACAGTAACAGGAACATTGACTTTATAGTTGATTGTAATATTAAAATTATATATAAAACAAAAATAAGGAGAAAAACAAAATGGCACATTTCGCTGAACTTATACAAAGAAAAGATCCAACTGGACACACAGAGGATACACATTGGGTTGTAGAAAGAGTGGTCGTTGTTGGTAACGAACATGCACCCGTTGATGAAGGACCAGAAGGAGAAAACTGGTGTTCTACATTTTTTGGTGGCGGAACTTGGAAACAAACTTCTTATAATCACAATTTTAGAAAAATGTATGCTGGAAAAGGATACGTATACGATTTTGACAAAAATAAATTTTTAGCACCACAACCATATGCATCATGGTCATTAGATGAAAATGATGATTGGAAAGCTCCAGTTGCTCACCCTACAGATACAGAAGGCAAATTTATTAGTTGGGATGAGGCTGGTCAAAAATGGATCGCAAGAGACTCAGAAGATAATAACTATAATTGGGACGCATCAGGTCTAGCTTGGGTGTCCGCATAGGAGGACATTAAATGCCAAGTACTAAAGGCGGATCTTTAAACGGTGGTATTATCGGTAAGACCAACTCCACATCATTTGGTAAAAATAAAACTACAAAAGTAACAGCATCAGGCTGTTACACTACACCTTCAACAGTAGGAGCTGTGCAAGTCGCAGTTATTGCTGGCGGTGGCGGAGGTGGTGGTGACAAAGGTGGTGGCGGTGGAGCAGGAGGATTATTAAATCCTGGAGCCGTAATACCCGTAACAGCATCAACAGGATATCCAGTCACAATCGGAGGCGGTGGTGGAGGTTCTCCACAACCAAGTCCAGGAACTCCATTATTAGGAGTGCCAGGTTGTAATTCAACAGCTATTATAGGTGGTGTAACAATCACTGCAACAGGTGGTGGAAGAGGTGGCTCAACAGGAGACACTGCAGGAGATCCAGGTGGATCTGGTGGAGGCGGTGGTTTCCATACGGGTGCAGGTAATCCAGGATCACCAGGAGTTTGTGGACAAGGTAATGCAGGTGGATCAGCTAATTCTGTAGCATCACCAGGAGCCTGTGGATCAGGAGCCGGCGGTGGTGGCGGAGCAGGTGCAGCAGGTGGTGATGCACCAGAATCTAAACCAAATAACTTAGCAGGATTAGGTGGAGCAGGCACAAATGTATCACCAGTTTTTGGACCTACAGTTGGAGTTTGTGGTTCAGTAGCCGGAGGTGGTGGCGGTGGAGCAGATTTTCCTTCACCAGCAGCTGCAGGAGGAGCTGGCGGTGGTGGAGCTGGCGGTAACGCTCCAAGTGGAGTAGGTGCAAATGCAACAGTTAACACCGGTGGCGGTGGAGGCGGTGGTGGAGGATCCGGTAATGGTGGTAACGGTGGATCAGGAGTAGTTTTAGTAAAAGAATTAAATGCAGCATCAGGTGTTTGGTCGATGCAATCTCAATTTT